GCAAAAGTTAATTTAGTCCATGTGTTGTCAGAAATAGTTGTATTACCACTTGATAATAATAAAAAAGCAGGAGTATTAGCAATACCATTTAACGTATTCGTACCTGCACTATTAAGCGTAGCCCCTGAAGGAATACTAATGGTATCCCCTGATTGGCCCACGGTTATCGTGCCAGTGCCCGTTCTCTTGAGTATAGTGTCTACTTTTAGTGTGCTCATTAATATACCCTATACCCTTCAAAATATGAATTTGTTATAGTTCCTAAAACAGATGGATTACCACTTTGGTCTGTTACATTAACAAATAGTTTATAAGCATCTGTATCAGTAACATTTGCAAATATGGTAGCAGAGGTACCAGCATTTAAAACATAACTTGCAGAAAAATCTTTTTCCCAATCTTGAAATGTAGAACTAGCTTTTTGCATACCAACATTACATCTTGCCAAATTAGTATTTGCCCCACCTCTAAAAGAAACTGCAAAATTAAACATATAATATCCTGTACTTGGAGGAGTATATGCATAAGTGCTTGTATTAAAATTACTTCCTAAATCATATCTCTCAGTATCAAAAGTAAGAGTGACCTGCGCTCCTGAAGTAACAGTTTGTGTAGATCCTATATAAGCTGAAAAAGCTGTAGTAGCAAAATGATTTGTATCTCCAAAGCCAGTAGCTGTACCAGCGTTAGCGATCGTCACCCCTGACGGGATGTTGACCGTATCACCTGAAACGCCTAAATTAATAGTAGACGTGTTCGTGCTACCAATTTGCATGGTAGACGTTCCAGATCTGGTATCTATCGTATCTACTTGTACTTTACTCAATTTTTACTCCTTTACGACTTAGGGTTTGCATCTTTGATCCCTTGGATACGTGCTTTCCACGTGTCGATATTTTTAAATATCTCATCCAGTTGATCGCCAATATCACCATAAAGCGCTTTTCTTGTACTTTTTACAGTATTGTTTGTCTCTTCGGTATTGCCTGCCGTATCATAATTCGCGAGAATTGCGTCCGTTGGTTTATCTAAACCATCCACGCTCCACGTTTTTATGTACGGGCCATTACCGTCCGAGTCATCCTGTAAAGCTACATTGCCTCCTGGACCGAAATCAGCCGTTTTGCTGTTCGCGGTACAATAAAGCTTAACTTTAGTTGATAGACTTGCCATATAGACCTCCTTTTAAAATTGTTATCATTATGCTACTACCCTAAATCCCCCAAACTGACATTCATCTTCACTACTTCCCCTTAAACTTAAAGATCCTCCAGAGTCTTGGTAACATTGAACAGTAACAGTGTCACTTGCTGATAAAGAAACTAATCTTCCTCCGTATCCTCCGCTACTATTTGTTTGAAAAAATGCATTCCAATTAATAGGACTTCCATTTTTCATTAATCTATTTAATGAATAATCAGAGTTTGTAGTACCACTCCAAACTAATTGTGAATATATATAATAAAAACCTGTAGCTGGAGCTGTAAATGTATTAGAGGCAAAGTTTCCTCCATTGTCATAAATCTCTTGGTCAAAAGTAACTGTTGTAAAAGTGTCACTAGAGATAGCTTGATCTGATCCTTTTGAAACTTGAAAATAAGGAACAGTTGTAAAAGCTGTTCCTCCATTAGCAACAGGTAAGATACCTGTTACACCACCATCTCCACTTGCTGCTAAGTTTGCTGCTGCAGCAGTGATACCTGATGTTGATCCTGAAACATTAAGAGTAGCTCCTGAAGGAATTGTGATCGTGTCCCCTGAACTACCAATCTCTAATGATGTTCCTGATTGCGGATCTAGTTTGTCTACGAATAAAGTTCCCATTATATTATCGTTAATGTCCCTTCTACCGTTACGGTGTTAGTAAAGTTTACTGGTCCTGCTAAAAAAGCATTCTGTGCAGAGGTTATTGTAACTGTTGATGTTACTGTTGCCAAGTTTAAATACATGCCATTAAAGGATGCTGATATTGCTGTGTGATCAACACTACCATCAGATGGTGTTTGTGATCCAACAGCAGCTCCTACGTTTACAACATATGCTGCATCGGAACCTGCCAATACATTTGAGCCTGTAGATAATTGTGTACCACTTGCTGTATAATCAACATCTGGTTTTTGTACGACATTGTTGACAACAAATCTTATTTCTGACGAATTTGCTACAGGTGTATTTAAGGTAAAAGCTGTTGCTGACCCATCACCCGTAATTGTCTGAGTAGACATGGATTTAAACTGATCACTATTTCTTGGTCCAATATAACCCATTTAATCTCCTTACGTGCTTATGCTGTCAATATATGATAACCAACAATCTGCTGAACTAGCTGTATCGCTTTCCACCTTTACAGCGTCTCCCGTTAATAAATTCACTTTTGCACCACCATCAATAAATTCCATACTAGATCCTTGAGGGATGCTGACGTTTTTAGCCAGGTAATAATCATTACCACCACTGCTGATATATACGTCTACTTGTATTGTTTGTGTTACAACATTAGCAACACGAATACCAATAACGGCATCATCAGAGTTAGCGGTTAAAATTGTAGAAGCCGAGGTTCCTATATTTCTTGCTTTTGCGTTTTCAAAATCTTGTGCCATATATATCCTTGTATCAGAGTGCCACCGACATTGCAATTACGAAGCCAGCACTAACACCACTTGATGCAGCCCATTCAGGTGCATTACCACCAGAATTAACTTGTAATACTTGACCAGCCGATCCTATACCTAAACGTGCAGGTGTATTTGCTGCAGAAGCGTAAGCTAAATCTCCTTGGCCTGTTAATACCATATCCATTGTTTTACTTGCAGGAAATGTACAGAATACATCTTTTGTGCCTGAAGAAAAGTTTACAGCAGAATCACTGTTGGAACTAGATATAACTGTCGTTCTTGTTATTGTTGAACTATCGCCGTTAAGTGTACCAAGACCCACTTCAAACTCATTGGCTGTTTGATGTACGATAGCATAATACGTTGTATTACTATTACCGACACCCGCAGCGAAAGTTTCAAATGAACTTACTGCTCCAGCGAGCGTTATCGCTCCTGTGCCAGTTGTAGTCGTGGTTTCTTTAACACGATCGTTGAGGACTAAAGCCATTTAGTCCCCCTACGAAATTCTTATAATAGCATCACTTGTATTAGCTGCTGGGAACTGCACAGTAAACGTACCGTTTGATGCTGTAAAGTCACCACCGAATGCTAAAATACAAACGGCATCTGTAGTACCTGAGCCACCATCAGTCTGTGTGTTGTAGATCATTGCACCGTTAGCGGTAAAGCTAGCTGAAGTCCATTGAGCGTCAGCGAAATCAACAAAAGCTGTTGATGCTCCTGATCCACCTGTTACACCATTATTAGTTAGTGTTTCACCACCTGCTGTGTAAGCAGAGCCAGATGTGTTTGTTATTTCGTTAGTAGTTGAATAATCTGTAGTAGAAGCTCCTAAGCTTGCAGATGAAGTAAATAATGCAATCTTGAAGGTATCTCCACCAGACGAGTCAAAATCATGAAACCCTTTTAAAAGATCTCTCTTAAAAGTGTTGCATATTGCAGACGATATTGCCATGTTTTATCTCCTTATGGTTGTTTCGATTCAAGAGGAAAACGGAGAACACCATCAGAGTATTCGTCACGTCTTCTTCTACCTTGTTGTTCAAGTTGCAAGCCTTGTAGTGCTTGTTGATAGCCTTGTTCATAGAAAGCTAAAAGATTATCTGGTCCTTTTAAGAACTTATATGCCTCCGATAGGCAAGCATATAAAAGAACTCTTGGAGCATTTGTACTCACCCAAGTTGTTGTATTAGATGAGGATAATCCAGTTTCTTGCTTGTTCAAAGCTAATTCAATATTATAATTGGAATTTGGTGTAGGTGCAAGATATATTGTGTCTTGATCCCACATTGCGTAATATTTAGGTTGCGCTTGAGATGTTCGATCTGGCCAATATTCATTCATATAGGAAATATCTTTTTGCTCCAAATAATCACGAGTAGGTGTTCCTGTTGCTGGATATATCTGAGCAGAGCGAATAAAGGCTAATTGCCCTGTATTGGCACCAGGTAAGGTGACAAAAGGATTGCCTTGTGTCAGACTAGCAAATTGATAGGACCTATATACATCTAAATCAATATCTCTAAATATACGTTTTTCGGCATGTTGAATAAAATCATCAAGAATAGTATCTGTTAAAACATCACTAGATGTTTCTGTGTAATCTCTAATTTGTGTTAATAATTCTGAATAAGTTGTCATGTTATACTCACCGTTATTGTACCTAAAAATGATTTAATTTCTATATCTTTATTCTCTTGATCTGTCCCTTCTAAAGGTTGCATTGTATTGACAATCACTGTCTCATAAGCTCCTGGAGATGGTATTGGATTAAACTGTGATATGGTTTGTTTTTTGACACCAAATATATTTCTAGCATAAAGGTTATTGGTTAAAGGAACAATAGCACTAATTTTTTGTGCTTTAGCATATTGTAAAGATTGTGGATCAGATACTTTTGGTAAAGGCTCTAGCTGCGGATGTTTAGGTTCAAACTCACTAGTATGTACCCATGATCCATTCCACTCTTGCACCATTTCATTATAAGGAAACGCCATACCTGAACGATCAGATATTCGTAAAGCAAATTTACCTGATGCGTATCTAGCCATTTAAACTCCTGGAAGATATGTTTTAGGAGTCAAAAATAAACTTGTTCTTTCACCATCTTGATCCGCCGCTCGTTGGAACTCATCTTCATAAATTTGTTTTAATAATTGAATTCTGTCTGGCGCTTTTTTCATAGCTATGTAATAAGCTAATCCAGCAGATAAACATGGAAGAAATCGAAAAGGAATCTCATTATTATTCGTGTAATCGCCCGAGTCCTTCATCCGAACAAGAGCATAATATATTAGAGTGTATGCTGAATCTGCAGCAGGATATAGATATAGTGTTGGGTTTATCGTACGTTCAAAATAGTATTGAGTTGGTCGTCCGCTGGTCGTTTTAACAGTATAGTTCCAATACGTAGCTCTACTTATACTTGATGTTGAATAATCATTATTACTTGAATCACGAATAATAACATCAGTAATATCAACAATCTGTTGACTATCATCTGCACCAGATCCAAATAAATTAGTTCCAGTTAAAGCTGTTGTATTAGCCGCTAATGTTTTTTCTTGTTTTTGAATTGTCCAAAGATTTAAACCTCTATTAGCCCATTCAGCTAACATTAAATTAAGAGAACGTCGTGCGGTCTTTATATCGTAGCCACTACGAATTTGTAGACCACAACGTTCAAAAGCTTCTTCAGATATATCATCTATAGAAAGATCAAAGTTAGCTGTAGAAGAATAGGTTGGCATCTATTTGCTTTTTCTTCTTCTTTTTAAAAAAGATGATAGTTGACCTTTCATACTTAAATCTTTTCCAGCGGGATTACCTTTGCCTTGTTTAAATTTACCCATAAAAGTAGCAGCTTTTTTAGATTTACCAGCAACTTTTTTAGCTGCTGCAGTTCTGCCAGTTGGTATTACTCTTTTAACATCGTCAGATGTAAGTCTACCACTTGGTTTTCTTTTTTTTGCTTTATCAACAGCTCCACCTTTTGCCATTTTCTTTTTAGGACCCATCATTCCGCCACCTCGCTTCTTGACTGCTCCTCCGCGTTTCATTGCTTGTTTCTTTTTAAACATCTTGACCTCCGAATATTCGTCTATAAGTTTTTTGTCTTGATACCACGACGTCTCGATAGTATTCTTTAGGCCACAGCTTATAGTAACCTTGACGGTGTAGTTTATCAGAAGCTTCTTGTAATTGCGAGAACTTTTGTATGAGCATCATTGAATACTCCAAGTCACTATCTACAACAGGGGTGTCCCCATTTGGAGTAACCAAAAACTCTTGTTCTTCCTCATTGGCTGGATTGAGGGGATGAAAACCCATAAAAAATATATCTTTTTTATTATACCAACCATTATAGTCATCAATCATATCTTGAAACTGATCTAATGAATAGTTAAAATACGGATCACAGAATATCAATATTTCATGAACTTTAAAATCAAGTTGTTTTAAATGACCATTTAATTCTCCTTTATATTGTTTAAATTTTCTTTTTGTTTCAATAACAACTTTGTGATCATTCCATGTTTTTTTAGCAAAAGGACACGCTGGAAAACCACCTAAATGTTTATTAGGTATTTCTAAAAATTCCTCTGACCACTTACGTACGTCTTTTTTTATTTCTTTTTGTAAATGTTGCGACATTCTTTGGTTTAGGTCCTGTATTGCCTGCAGCTCTTTTTCTAGCAACAGCAGATTTCTTCTGTCCTGCTGTCATGCTTTTAGCTTTTGCTATAGGAACACATTTTGGATATTTTCTTTTACTGCCTTTCGATCTACCACAAGGTTGATACTTACCATTCTTTTTAGGAGCACCTATATCTACCCATTTTTCTTTTACCCACTTTCGTAAGGACATTTATGTTACTGCGGTTACTTTACGTTTATTTTCCATAATACCACCACAACCTTTAGCAATGCCTCCTTGATTATAGTTGGATACCTTTTTTCGTTGTTGAGAAATTTTATTAATCATTCCTCCATTAGCTTTTTTCTTTGGTTTCTTTTTACCGCCTGGTGTTACTTTTCCAGAACACACAGCACTTGCATACATGTTCGCATAAGCAGAAGGGTAAACTTTAAATTTTCTTTTAGCTGCAGCTTTTCCTCTAGCACACAATTTACCCATGACCTTGACCTCTATATTTAACGTGTTGACGTCTTTTGTTTTTATTCTTCGGCCTACTGCGTGAAGAATTACCTATACTAGTTCTTTTTTTAATAGGTGTAAAGTATTGGTTATTTGGGAGTTTAGCTACCATTACTTCATTTGAGATAAAGGATTAGCGAGAGTTAGTTTGATTTGTTTATCAATGCTCTCTTGCAATTCTGTCATGGCTTCATTTAATTCATTTTCTAATTTTTGCATATCGGACTCAATACCATCCACCGTTAATTTTAAGTCTTTTTCATTTGATCTAGAATCTTCTTTTACTCTTGTCTCTACATCCTCAACAATTGTTTCAATACGTCTCACATCACCTTTTAAATCGTTT